TTGAAAATATGAGTAAGCGCACAAATCCTATTATGGAAACGCTGACCGAGATTAAGAACTTGCTTTTGGGTAAGCGTAAGCTATATGCTGAAGCAAAGCTAGAAGACGGTCAGATGTTGATTACAGAAGCAGAAGAATTTGCTGCTGGCGTAGAGGTAAAGACGATTGACGAAGAAGGCAATCCCACCGACCTAAAAGACGGAAAGTATACTACGCTTGCTGGTGTAGAGCTAGAGGTATACGACGGTGTGTTGACGGAGTACGACGGCGAGGTAAAAGCTACTGAGGACAAAGCGGAAGCAGAAGCAGAAGAGGTAAAGAAGCAAGAGATGAGCCGAAAGAAACTCATCGTCAAGCATCGCTTGCAATTGCGGAAAATCTTGAATGAGGAATACGGAGGTATTGAAGAATTAAAACGCTGGCGATGAATAAAAACGCATTAATCCTTGACGACTACGAGCAGTGGGGTGAAGGCACAGAAGGTCTGACGATGGCAATTAGCAACGTCCGTATGGACGAAATCAATGCTACTGGTCGTCTAGATAAGTTGCTTAAGAGCGCAGAGGTATACGCTGAAAAAGGAGACATAGAAGCTGTCAAAGACTTTTTGTATACCGCCCACGACGAGGCGATGTTTAGCGCAGACCAAGAATGGATTGATGCTTTGCTGAATCTTATATTTCATATTGAACAGTACCAATGAATTTAACACACGAACTTGTTGTCTACTTTGACACACCATCTTCCCAATCATCACGAGCAAAAGAAATATTGGATTTTTGCGAAAGTGTGATAGACCCAAGAGGTAATGTGGAGATTACAACAGTAGGTTATGTCAACGGATGGGAAGTAGAAATTCTATTCTACAACGCAACTAATACTCAAGTGGATGAAGTAGAGGCTGCCTTGTTTCGTGCTGGATATAACGTAGAATACGCATAACGATGACATACAAAGAAGCAGTAGAAGAAATCGCCTACGAATTTGAGGCGGGATTTGGTTGCAAGTTAGGCGACATCAATCAACGTGGTAACTGGTTTACGGTTGAAATCAAAGACGCAAATGGATTCCCCCCAAAGGATTTCGAAGAAGCGGCATATGATGGTCTAGAATACTTGCTAGAAGATAAAGCGCACGGTGTATTTGTATCGGTCATTTGGGACGTGCTGTCTGGCAATCCAGTCGAGGTACGCTTTGAATTTGATTAATGCTCGACCGACTCTACGACATATGGATTGGTGACGAGGATGCGGAACTGCGTAATATGATTGCAGATTTCCGTATTGACTATGGACTCGACCGCAGGTTTATGCTTGTGCTAGACCTCATCGAGGATGCAATTGTCAACTGGGATTACGACCGAGCCTTGAGTCTATTTGAAACTTATGCTCCTGAAAGGATGGCGTACATAGACCAAAATTTATTTACAACTCTTTTAATTGACGCTCAATATGGCATTTAAAACATTATCTCTAAGTACGGTAAATAAGACGTTACCAGAGCCAGCATACATCCACAATCCGACAGCAAGTTCAATCACCTTGACTGTCACTATGAACAGCGAATTATTCAGCACCTTAAAATCAGGAGCTAGTTTAATTGACCGACCCTACACGCTTCCAACCCTTTTAGCTGCTCAAAGCTCAACAGAGTACAGTACGACAAGCAGCGGGCGCGGGTCTGGTGCTGTTTTGAATGTAACAACTGGAAATGTAGGTTCGGATTTAGGTGATTTCGTTAACGGTGCAACAGGTGTTATTTTCGGTGGAACTGCGCTGGGTAAGGATTATCAGACATATACGCCTACTGCAACAGGGTCAGGCGCGGGTTTTCAAGCTAGTTTTCAAGTACGCGGCACAGCCGTTGCTCAAGTTGTTGAAGGTCTAGAAATCATAAATGCTGGCACAGGATATGCCGTTGGTGATGTTTTGACATTTACTAATTCTGACACAACCACTTTTACTCGAACGCTTACTTCGGGCGATATAAGCGACGTATTTCAACCTACCGCAATTACGGTAAAAGCAGGAGCGTTAGGTGATAACTACAAAGCTGGAGATTGGCTGTACGTTACTTTGTCTCAAACTATTGAACTAGTAGAGTACACCTTTCCATTAGAGTTGCAAATAAAAGCTGCTGATTTGACGACCACTACATTTGATTACATACTTGCGTCGGGTAAAACTACTCCGTTCCAAGCGGAAACAATAAAAGCAGGAGCAACAACAACGATTCTAGCAATAAGTTAAATATGAAACGAAAGTTTGAAGAAGAAACGGTGGAGACTCCCGTAGAAGAAGTCCAAGAGGAATCGACCCCAGATTCCCACGAGCAGTTTATTAATATTTTGGTCGAGATGGGGTTATCGGCTGAACAAGCAGAAGCAGTACACGAAATGGCTATGAAATTAGTAGAAAACGGTTCTTCTGAAGAAACACAAACAGAAGAAACTAAAGTAGAAGCATCGCGTCAGCGTCGTGCAGAATTTGCTCGTCGTAAGCGTCGAGGTTATTCACGCCGAGGTTTTTCAGAAGAAGGACGAGAGCGACGACCAATGCGTCGTGAGATGTCACGAGAAGAAATGCAGATGCGTCGATTGGCGCGTCAAAACCGAATGTTGCGACAGCAGCTTTCAGAATTGGGTCAACAACCCGCGACCCAACCACTTCGCAACCGACCAGAGGTAAGCGCACCAGCTAACAAGATTGAGGCAGGCGGAGATATTAAGAGTCGGGTATTTGGTTACTTTAAAGACGTAATTTAATTATGAGTTATAATCGTTATCAGCGTCGCCACCGAGCGTTCGCTAATCCAACTATTAACCCTACTACTACATATGCAGGGGAAGCGGCGGATTTTTATGTAGCACCAGCTATTCACGGTGCTGACACAGTAGCTAACAACTGGGTCACTCAGTTGGACGGCATCCAAAACAAAGCAGTCATTTCTGGCGCGTCTGTTGCAGGAGACGTAATTCAATCGGCTTCGTGCGATTTTAGCGACGGCGACAGCGTAACAGTTAACGAGCGTGTTTTGACTTTGACAGATTTGAAAGTCAATGAATCTTTGTGCCGTGGAACTATCCTCCCTACTTGGCAGGGTATGACTGGCGCACGTCAGTCTATGGATTGGTCAAACGATTCTTTCCGAAACTTTGTGTTTGCTACAATTGCAGCTAAAACTGCTGAAAGTGTAGAAAACAACATCTGGGTAGGTGGAAAGATTACTGGTTTGTTGTCTAACGACGGTGTTTTCGATTCTGCTGGTTGGGCTGCTGGTCAGTTGCAAGGAGCGACTGAGCAAGTTATTCTTGCCCCAACTGCTAGTACGGCAATTGCTGAATTCAACAAGGTATATACAAAAATGGCTGAGACTACACCAGCCGTTTTGACAAAGCCAGACGTTGCGTTCTATGTCAACCCAAAGACGTATGCTTTGTACGTTCAGCAGTTGGCTGGATTGGGTGCTGCTTCATCTTCGCTCGCGGGTCAGGGTATTAACAACCAAGCAACTGCTCAAGCCTTCAACAACGTATCGTTTATGGGTATTCCAGTTCACGTTTCTGGCGGTATGCCTGATTCTTGTATCGTTATGGCACAAGAGTCAAACTTGTACGTTGGTTCTAACTTGCGCACTGACTATACTCAGGCGGCAGTTATCCCAGTTTATCAGTACGACGGTTCTGACAACATCCGAGTAACTATGCAATTCGGATTGGGCGTACAGGCTGGTCGTAAAGCTGAAATTGTTGTAGGAGCGTTAACCTCAATCCTCTAATGGCAATTACTTGTGGAGTAACACAGGGACGCACCATTGACTGTGCTGATGTAGTCGGAGGATTGAAGGCGGTATACTTTGCCGCTTCTTTCCAAGACTTGCCCGTCGTCGCAGACGTGACTAGCGGAGTAATGTCAGGACTTCCAGCAGACAATGGAAGCACAACAGGCAATTATACCGTATACCGTTATGAATTGCGCCCTGAGTTGTCCAGTATGACCATTAACATCCAAGGGGATACCAATAACGGAACTGTTTTCTATGAGCAGTCGCTCAGTTTGCAGTTCCACAAATTGGCATCTGGCGATGCAGACAAGATTGTAGAGTTGGCGAAAGGACGTTTGAACACGTTTGTGTTGGACAACAACGACAACTTGTACGTCTTGGGTGCTGAAAACGGATTGGATTTGAGTGGCGGTAACTTGACAACAGGTACGAGTTTCGGTGATGCAAATGGTTTCCAGTTGGAATTATCTGGACGCGAATTGTATCCCGTGTATTTCTTTACTGCTCCATCAGACCCTAGTGCAGCAACTTTCCCATTTGATGGTACAGGTGCTACGGTCTCTGGTGTGACGGCAGTAGTAAGCTAAATAAGCGAATAACTTTTGAAAAGGGGATGGATTTCGGTCTGTCCCCTTTTTTATTTTAGGTAGTATGAGCTATCGACCTCGTATTGACAGAAGCCTGAGTTATGCTTTAAAGCACTTGAAAGAAAAACAGCGCAGGATTTTGGTTATCGGTGACATCCACGCACCGTTCGAACATCCAGATTATTTGAATCACTGCAAAGAAGCCTATGCAAAGTTTGCTTGCAATCAAGTTATCTTCATTGGTGACATCATTGATTCTCACGCTTCCTCACGCCACGAATCCGACCCAGATGGATACAGCCCTAGGACAGAGCTAGATATTGCCATAGAAAGGCTTCAAAAGTGGAAAGAAGCATTTCCTGTGGCTGATGTCGTAATCGGTAATCACGACCGTATCGTTATGCGCAAGGCATTTAGCAGTATGATTCCCAGCGTATGGATTAAGAGTTTTAACGAGGTGCTGGGTACGGAATGGAATTGGTCACACAGCGTAGAATACGATGGTGTGCTGTATATTCACGGAGAAGGTGCTACAGCAAAGACACGGGCTAAAAATGAAATGCAAAGCATAGTTCAAGGACATAGACATACCGAAATGGAAGTGGTGCATTTGACTGGTAAAGAACATATTTTTGGAATGCAAACGGGTTGCGGCGTTGATGCGACAAGTTATGCTATGGCTTATGCCAAGAACTACAAAAAGCCTGCATTGGGTGTGGGTATCGTAATTGGAGGCAAGGTGGCATTTAACTACCCGATGGCATAAAACTTATATTAGAAAGTGATGATTCAGTTAGCCAATTACGAAGAAAGGACATTCTATGTAGTCCTAGGACAAATTGTTACCTCGTGCGATGTCAAGTTCATCTTCCAAATGACAGAAGAGGAATTTGACGTTACTCTGACTCCCGTAACGAGTACGGAACGCGCCACAAAATTTGCGTTTACTGCTACTGGCTACCCAGAGGGGCAATATATTGTTACGTTTCTCGAGACTGGTAGACCAGCAGGTAATATAAACGTATTAGCGACAACATCTGCATTTGTTACGGGCAATCCGATTTTTGCCACGAGCCAGTACAATACGTACAACGACGACGGAACGTCTACTACGTATGTTCCGAGTGACGACCAAGGCTTAGTCCCTAGCGTAAGTCAAAAGCTAAGAGTAAGTACGGTAGACTTAGGTACTGACGTTTCATACGTGCGGTATCTCAAAGTCACAAACGGAACGCTGACGGATAACGGAGACAACAGCGTCACCATAAATACGTCTGGCGTAGATACGCTAGAAGCGTTGACGGATGTCTATATTGAAAACTTAGACAATAATCAGATTATTCAATACCAAAGTTTCTCGCTCCCAGGAAATCCAGCGGGATGGAAGAACCGTGTGTTGCAGTTGGCTTCTTTGAACGATACAAAAGGCATACCATCTGATGGTCAATTTTTAGTTTATACTGGTGGTTTTTGGCAACCCTACTCGCTCAGTTTGCCTAGTCCACCACCAAGCAATACAGACGGTCTTCCAGAAGGAACGGTAAACCTCTACTATACAGAAGCCCGAGTAAGTGCGAATTCTGACGTTGCCGCGAATACGGCAAAGGTGGGAATCACGGCTCAACAAGCCGCCGACATCCTCAACAATAACGCGAAGGTTGGGATTACCGCACAACAGGCGAGCGACATAACAACAAACAACGCGAAGGTTTCTCTCATAGCTGGAGGTGCGACGGGGCAAGCCCTCGTAAAAACGAGCGGGACGGATTACGACGTTGAGTGGGCAGATATTTCGATAGATGTTCAATACCACAACCGATACGCGACGGAATCGGAGACGCTACGAGCAGGAGGGGCAGAAACGATTGAACTCTATTATTCGGCACAAGCCGACGGGGACGGACTCGCTGAAAGTGCTTCGAGTGATACTCCTACGGCAGGTTACGACATACGAAGAAAGCTCTACTATTCGGAAGCAGGCTTTGCTGACCCTGACACGGGTACTTGGACGCAGTTTACAGCCATCGCCGATAATACGACATTCAACAACGCGAAGGCGGCTTTACTTGCTTACCTGAAGGAACGCACGGGGGGCACTGTACCGATTAGCCTCAAAATGACGTGGGAGGAAGTAGCGCAAGCCCCCGCGTTTACGGGGCTTTTAAATGAGAGCTACGGAAGCGGAGCGGAGGCGGCGTACTCAACGCGGCGGCTGAAT